TGATAATTCAATTTACCCACACTGGAATATGGAAGAAGGTTCATCAGCAACACTACGCTTCCTACCAGACGCAAATCCAAAGAACACATTTTTCTGGGCAGAACGAGCAATGATTCGTTTACCGTTCAACGGCATCAAAGGCGAGATGGATTCCAAACAAGTCATGGTTCAAGTACCGTGCGTGGAAATGTGGCAAGAGGCTTGTCCAATTCTAGCAGAAGTACGCACTTGGTTCAAAGACAAATCACTGGAAGAAATGGGTCGTAAGTACTGGAAAAAACGCAGTTACATTTTCCAAGGCTTTGTACGTGAAAACCCAATGAACGAAGACAAGACACCAGAAAATCCAATTCGTAGATTCATCATTGGTCCACAAATTTTTGCCACTATCAAGTCAGCATTGATGGATCCAGAGCTGGAAGAACTACCAACAGATTTACTACGTGGCTTAGACTTCCGTATTACCAAGACATCAAAGGGTGGCTTTGCTGATTATTCAACATCAAAGTGGGCTCGCAAAGAGTCGGCATTGACAGAAGCAGAACAAGCAGCCATTGATCAATATGGTTTATACGATCTTTCAACGTTCTTGCCTAAAAAGCCAACTGATGTTGAGTTAAAGGTAATGAAGGAAATGTTTGAAGCAAGTGTAGACGGTCAACCATATGACACAGAGCGTTGGGGACAGTACTATCGTCCAGCAGGTGTTAACGCACCAGCAGGCGGCTCAGCATCTGTGTCAAGTCATGATGAAGATGCACCGGCAACCAAGGTCGCACCAGCTCCTGTAGCAAGTGCGTTCGACGATGACGAACCTGTAGCAGCCAGCGCACCAGTTCAAGCAACAGCTCCTGCGGCAGGCGCTAACAAAGCCGAAGATATCTTGGCAATGATTAGAGCACGTCAACAGAAGTAATTGATGTTTAGCGAGATAGATAATACTATCTTTCCAGATAGCTGTGAGGTAATTTATTTAAGTTCCTCACAGCATTATATTTTTCCCATTATGAAAAATGGCAGTAGTTCGTTTTTTGCACAAATTCAAAGTGGGCAAAGACCTGATTGGCAAATTATTACCAACAAACAGATTACACAGATACATCAACCGATCACTGTGTTTATTAGAGCACCCAAAGAGAGATTTATCAGTGGTGTTAATACATACTTACAGCACATAGATAGAGACTATCCTGGGTTGGATCATAAAACTATTTTATGGTTTGTTGATAATTATTTGTTTTTGAATAGACATTATTGTCCTCAATTTTTTTGGTTGTTGAATCTCAATAAGTATCTACATCCAACTACAAAATTAAAATTTAGCTCAATGAGTGATATTGACTCATTGTCCAACTTAAATTTTCGAGCTGATGTTGCTCCACCAACTGCTGAATTTTTAGAAAACATCAAACACTTTAATTGGAAAAAACTTGATTTGTACTTTTATCTAGATCAACTGTTGTTAGATAGAGTAGGACAAGAATTTACATTTGATGAATTGATTTCTGACATACAAAAAAAACACACAGATGTGTATGATTTAATTTTTAAAAAAGCACAACAAATTTTTGATGCATTGCCCAAGACTTGATCATTTTGTAAGATTTAATCCCGACAACTCTGTAAGTCGTTGTGGTCATATGATCAACGCACCTCGATTTCCCACATTACAACATATGGAAAACAGCAACTGGTTGGTAGCGACCAAAGAAAAATTTAAAAATAATATTTGGCCCAGTGAGTGTGTTCGATGCCAACAAACAGAAGAAATGGGACAAGGCAGTATTAGATTAAATTCTGTTAACTTTGATCAAACACAACGTCAAGCTGATTATCTGATGGTGGGAGGAGTATTAGACAATATATGTAACAGTGCTTGTCTAACTTGCAACGAACAACTAAGTACAAAAATTGGTAGTTTAAAATTTAAAAACTACCCAATAGTAGACAATTCTTTTGGTTTTTGGGCATTACCACAGGATCGTATTGTGCATTTAGATATCAACGGTGGAGAGCCCAGCGCCAGTAAAAATTATCGACAGATTCTCAACAACTTGCCAAAAAATGTTAGAAGCGTTAGAGTCAACACCAACTGTTCGTTGATTATACCCGAACTAGAAGATCTAGTATCAAAAGGCATTGATGTAACTGTAACAGCTAGTTTGGATGGCATTGGCCCGGTACATGATCGAGTACGTTGGCCAATCAAATGGAAAAAATATTATCAAAATTTAAAAAAATATCAATCCATGGGCCTAACTGAATTAAACACGTGGACCACTGTGAGTGCGTTGAACATTGGTGATTTTGAAAATATATTAAAGTTTGTCAAAGATCACAATCTACTACACTCCTATGCACTTTTAAATGCGCCCAGCGTGTTGAATGTTAAGTACGCAAACTCCTTGACTTTGCCATATCAAGATGTCATGCCAGGATTTGTGGCAGTGGATAAAAATAATCAAGTTGAATTAGATCAGTACCTATTGGAACAGAATAACCTAAGATCATGAAAATAGCAATTACCGGACATACCGCAGGAATCGGTCAAGCATTGGCCAAACAATACACCGATCGCGGACATGAAATTGTTGGACTAAGTCGACGCCATGGGCACAACATTCGTGTCATACCCAAAATAGCAGATCTAATAGAACCTTGTGACGTTTTTATCAACAATGCTCAAGCTGGATATGCACAGACAGAACTATTGTTTGAAATGGTCAAACGATGGACAGGAACAAAAAAACACATTATTGTAATCAGCACCATGATGACTCAAGATCCAGTGTCCAGTATCAAAGGACTAGACATGGATCACTATCGAGTACAAAAAATAGCACTGGAACAAGCAGTTCAACAAATTCGACATCAACGATTGGGTGTGCGTACTACCATAGTACGTCCTGGAAACATTGCAACCAGTCCAGACAAAACAGTTCCGCCAGCTGCCGATGTTGATCATTGGGCCAGCACATTGGTCAACATTTTTGAATTGGCTGAACCAAATTTATCAATACCAGACATTTCCTTGGGACCACGATGACACCCAAGGACATGTTGACCAATCCTTACTTCTGTCCCATGCCATGGACCGGACTTATGTATAACTTTGATGGCAAAGTCAAAAACTGTATTCGCAGTGTTGAAACCATGCCCATTGGAAATATACAAGATAGTTCTATCGATCAAATTGTATTGGGCACTGAAAACATCAACAGACAATCCAGTATAATAGCACAAAACCCTGTGCCTAGTTGTCAAACTTGTTACGAGTTGGAAAGAGGTAAAAAAGGATTTGATATCATCAGTGATCGAATATTTTATATTCGTGAACTCAAACATGTGCCAGTTTCAACTTATCAACCCAAAAACTTTGACTTACAAACTATAGATGTGCGGTGGAGTAACTTGTGTAATTTTTCGTGTGTGTATTGCGGCCCGGTTTTTAGTAGCAAATGGGCAGACGAGTTAAAAATACAACCAAGTATTCCGACCGACGATCAACGTGAACAGTTCAAACAATACATATATCAACATGCGCCCACTCTTAAACATGTGTATCTTGCCGGCGGCGAACCTTTGTTGATGAAAGAAAATTTAGAACTATTGCAAAAGTTGAATCCAGATGTCCAACTTCGAATTAACACCAATCTTAGCAAAGTTGACACTCGAATCTTTGAAGAAATATGCCGGTTTAAAAATGTTCATTGGACAATAAGTGTTGAAACAATCGAGCAAGAGTTTGATTACATTCGATATGGCGGAAAATGGGCAGACTTTGTGGATAACTTAAAAATCATCAGCAAATTAGATCATAAAATAACTTTTAATATGTTGTATTTTTTGCTAAATTATGATAGCATTTTTGGATGTGTGGACTATTTTAAACAACTAGGATTTCATAACAATAGTTTTGTTATTGGTGCACTGTTGAATCCATTGCACCTAAATATTAGACACCTACCGGAAAGTGTGTTACAATTAATCAAGAACAAACTACAAATTAGAATCAACGAAGCACCTGGGTATTTGCTTGAAGATAGTTATCGAAACATGTTACACTATATTCAACAACCATTTGATAAAAATCTCAATGATTCGTTTGCTAAATTAGCAGAACTAGATCAACGAAGAAATTTAGATAGCAGTAAAATTTTTAAAGATTTGTACAAATTAAGAGAAGGAAACAATCATGGCAAAACCATTTGACGTATCAAAGTTCCGCAAGGAAATTACAAAAAGTATCGACGGATTAAGTATTGGATTCAATGATCCAACAGATTGGATTAGCACAGGCAACTATGCTCTGAACTATTTGATCTCGGGAGACTTTCACAAAGGTATTCCACTGGGCAAAGTTACTGTATTTGCCGGAGACTCGGGCGCAGGTAAATCATATATCTGTTCCGGTAACATTGTCAAACACGCACAAGAGCAAGGTATCTTTGTTGTGTTGATTGACAGTGAAAATGCTCTTGATGAAGCATGGCTACAAGCACTAGGCGTCGATACCAGCGAAAGCAAGTTGTTGAAGCTTTCAATGGCCATGATTGATGACGTTGCTAAAACAATTAGTACATTCATGAGTGATTACAAAGCACTACCAGATGGCGAGCGTCCAAAAGTGTTGTTTGTTATTGACTCATTGGGTATGTTGCTGACTCCAACAGATGTTAATCAGTTTGAAGCAGGCGAGATGAAAGGTGACTTGGGTCGTAAGCCCAAAGCACTTACAGCATTGGTTCGTAATTGTGTAAACATGTTTGGTAGTTACAACGTAGGCATGGTAGTGACCAATCACACTTATGCGTCACAAGACATGTTTGATCCAGATGATAAAATTTCAGGCGGTCAAGGTTTTATCTACGCAAGTTCAATTGTTGTTGCTATGAAGAAATTGAAACTCAAAGAAGATGAAGATGGCAACAAAGTTAGTGAAGTCAACGGTATTCGTGCTGCATGTAAGATCATGAAAACACGTTATGCCAAACCGTTTGAGGGTGTACAAGTCAAAATTCCATATACCACTGGTATGAGTCCACATTCAGGTCTTGTTGATCTTGCTGAGAAAAAAGGTATTCTCAAGAAAGACGGTAACCGTTTGTCGTTTGTAACCAGCGATGGAGAAATTTTAAAAATGTTCCGTAAAGCATGGGAAAGCAACGAAGATGGATGCCTAGACAAGCTGATGGCAGACTTTGCAAATCAAAAATCTGAAGTAAGTGTTTCTGAAGAAACTGTGGAAGGAGAAGCGTAATATGGCAGCAGAGTTAGCAAATGAAGTTTGGCAAGAACTCAAACGCTATGTTAATGGAATGGATCGTGCAGAAGCAGCCGAAGCACTGGTTGGTGTGTTAATTGACAATGATGTATCAGCAGAAGAAATCAAATCAGCATTCAAAAGCGATAGCGAAATCAAACAAGCACTCAAACAGTATCTTGATGATCATGCCGAAGATGAAGACGATGACGAAGATGAGTACGATGACGATTACGACGACGATGACTATTAATGTCTGACAAGTATTTTCCGATCAAGACAAACACTGCCTGTCAGTTGAAATGGGCATGGACAACTCTTTATCTAAACTCTGGGAGATCAATGAGCTGTCATCGAACATCGGAGTATCCATTGACTTCTGAAAATTTTAATAATTTTCATAACAATCCAATGGTGTTAGACGATCGACGTCAAATGCTTCAAGGTCAATGGCCTGATAAAAATTGTAGTTATTGCCGAGACATTGAAGAGGCACAAGGAACTAGTGATCGCATGGTGCAACTAACCATGCCGAATCTAGTTCCCCCGGAGTTAGAAGATAATTCGACAGTAATTAATGTATCTCCTACTGTTGTCGAAGTTTATTTTAATAACACTTGCAATTTAGGATGCTTGTATTGTAGACCAGCATTGAGCTCTTCAATCAACGATGAAAATCAACGTCACGGTGTTTTTGATCAACATGGAATAAAGCTGGTGTCAGTTGATGGAAATTTTAAAGATTTGGTTCCGTATTTTTGGAAGTGGTTTGATCAAGGTTTTTCGACTCTTAAACGTTTGCACATACTAGGAGGAGAACCATTCTATCAAAAAGAATTTGACAAATTGTTAGACAAAATCGACGAACAAGGCAATCCAGAATGCACCCTTAATGTAGTAACTAACTTGATGGTCAGTCAATCAAAATTAGAAATGTATGTCAACCGATTTAAAACTCTATTGGGATCTAAAAAATTAAAGAGAGTAGATATCACATGCAGCATTGATTGCTGGGGAGCTGAACAGGAATATGTTCGGTGGGGGCTCGATTTAGCACAATGGGAACAAAATTTTAATTATCTACTAGAACAAAAATGGTTAACTGTACATATCAATCAAACAATTTCTGCGTTGACTATTAAAACCATGCCAGCTCTATTGATCAAACTTCAACAATGGAGACAACACCGCCCGGTAGGACACTGGTTTAGCGGAGTTACTCCTGAACCATCATATATGAAAGCAGGAATATTTGGTGCATCAGAGTTTCAAGACACATTTGTTGAAATAATGAATCTTATGCCCGAACAAACCGATGAAAACAAAATGATCAAGTCATACATGAATGGTATTATTACAGAAATTACAAATTCTAAATTTGATCCTCAAGAGATAAAAAAACTAATAATTTATCTCAATGAGAAAGACAGACGTCGACATACTAATTGGGAAACGGTGTTTCCGTGGCTAAAGGAATATAAAAAATATGTGGTATAGTAAAGTTGTTGCTGATCTAGGGTCAATCCCAGATTTTATTCAGCATTATGAACGAGAACTGGAAGAAGCCAAGCGTGATTGTAGGATCGGGGGCTTGGTAGAGAAAAATATCTCTGCACTGCCTGGTATCACTGAGCACCGTTTCAATCAGTTACAAGAAATTGAAGCAGTACTTAACTTTCTCAATATTCAATTACGTAAAATTCGTAGACGCCACTTTCAAAAATACTTAGAAGCCTATGCTAGAGCATTGACCAGTCGTGATGCAGAAAAGTATGTGGATGGTGAAGACGAAGTGATTGACTTTGAAACTATCATCAACGAAGTAGCACTGTTGCGCAATAAATGGTTGGGTATACTCAAAGGACTGGATGCCAAGCAATGGCAAATGGGTCACATTGTACGCTTACGCACAGCAGGCATGGAGGATATCACAGTATAATGTTTAAAAACGCAGAAGAAAGCCACGCTCATAGTTTACAAACACTGAATATGTTGTCTGAGCATGACAGCTTTATGGAAAGCATCAACACTGTGGTTGACCTAGGTTGCGGCTCTGGGCTAGATCTAGAATGGTGGGCCACTCGAACCACACGAGATGATGTTCCAACACCGTTGAATATTCAATGCACAGGAGTTGATCTTGTTGGCCGCTTGTCATTGACACAAAAATATTCCAATGTTCGTTATCAGCAAACCAATTTTGAAAACAATATCTCTGTAAACAAGCACACATTGTATGATGTGCTGTGGTGCCACAATGCTTTTCAATACGCTATCAATCCACTTGCCACACTAAAGCATTGGTGGAACATTGCTGCTGATGGTGCAATGCTGGTGTTGATAATTCCTCAGACAACCAATTTTCAGCAACGTCAATCTGCATTTTCTCAACAGTCTGGGTGCTATTATCATCATACTATGGTCAGTTTAATTCATCAATTGGCTGTGTCAGGTTGGGATTGTCGTAGTGGATTTTTTCTCAAAAAACCCACAGATTCTTGGTTGAATGCCATAGTTTATAAAAGCAGTGTTGCACCATTGGATCCCAAGACAACCACATGGTATGATCTTATGGATCATAAGTTATTGCCAGAATCAGCCGATCAATGTGTTATGAAACATGGTGAGTTACGTCAGGCTGAATTATTAGTGCCTTGGGTTGACAAAAGTCTAATGCACCTAGGTCAACAATAGTCTTTGTAACGCAATTCCTGATTCGATTTCTGGTATAGTCCATTCGGTGTGTGCCAACTGTTCAATCCATTGTGTTCTGTCTGGGCGCAGTGGATTTTCTATTTGTGATAGATCCAAGTTTGCCACTGGTGCAGCCAAACTTGATGATCCAACAAACGCTGGTACTCCATTTAGGATAGATTGAGCTCCAGGGCCACTGTTGTGATTGATCACGGCCCAAGCGGTCTTAAGACACTGATCATAATCAAAACTATCATAAGTTCCTGGAATGGGGCGAGGACTTTCAATTACACATCCAGGTATGTTGGCAATACGCTGTCTGGGGTGAGGCCGTATTACTATGGGCTTGTCACTGTATTGTCTAATTTTACGTGCTGTTTCAGTTAGCCATGCAACTGTAGGAGGCTGTCCGGTCCATTGTTCACTGTCGCTACGTTGACAGGCAATGACAATGTTGTATCCAGAGTTGGTCCAAGGTGTCAAAGTTAATCCTAGCTGACTAGCTCGATTGGGTATTAATTCTTGTCCATACTTGGCTGTCGATCCTGTGCCGTTGATGCCTAACTTCCATGTAAAACCGCGACGCAACATTCCTACTTCGGCTACAATCACTGGACGGCCAGTGGACTGGTACAGATTCCAAATACCGTGATTGGGCTTCATACGTCCAGCCCACAGCATGCTCCATATCACTGCTACATCAGCACTACTATCCATGCTGGTATGTTCTATGCCAAGATGATCGAGTCCAGCACGAATAGCGGCAAATACTGGCCCACTGTTTAAAGCTCCGTACTGATCAAAAATACCGACTCTCATAATTTATAGTTAAATATTTACTATGATTATACCACCACTGCTCGGAAACCTTGACCAGCCAAATTTCTTTATCTATGCTGCAGCAGATGCAACTTATTTTGATCAACATGCAAGACCTTTGATTAATAGTGTATTGGCCAACACTCCTAACTTGGGTATTCACATACACATCTACGATCCTCGGCCAGATCAGTTAGAATTTTGTCGCAGTCGTACAGGAGTAAGCGTCAGCCATGAAACCCTGGATCCTGTACAGTTTAACAAAGTGACTGCTCGCTGGCTGAAACGTACAGAATTTGACAATGATCGTCAGCGTCAAATGCACAAGAAAGGACAAACACAAGGAGAAACAACATTGAATCTTCTTGTGCGTCAAACATATTATGCTTGTGTCAGATTTATAAGACTAGCTGAACTGGTTCGTTCCGGACAACGTTGTTTGGCTATAGACGTGGATGGGTTGATTCGAGCACCTTTTGAACATCAACTAGGACCAGCAGATTTTTATCTATACGAAAAACCCAAAGACGGTACACACTTAGCTGGCGCACTGTTGCTAAATGGTACTGCGGGCACTTATGAGTTTATGAAAACTTATGCTCAACAACTTCGATCAGCAATTGAACAAGACAACGTATATTGGTTTCTGGACCAGGTTTTGTTAGACCAATTGGTCCCTCAGTATCACAAAGGCCTATTGCCAATGAGTTATATTGACTGGGCCATGAGAAACGAAAGTGCTATTTGGTCAGCCAAAGGCAAGCGTAAGGAGCTTGAAATATTTAAACAAGAACAAAGAAAGTATCTATGATATCAATTGTAATGAGTTATTTCAATCGTCTTGATCAGTTGAGATACACTCTTAAAACTATCAGTCAAAGTCAAGTCAAAGATTTAGAAATTGTTATTGCCGAAGACTTTTGTGATCCAAGCGAACAGTTGCATAACATAAAAGCAGAATTTCCACACTTGGATATACAAGTGATACGCATGAGTGACACCCGTGATAAAAAAGATTATTGCAATCCGTGTGTGCCATACAATGCAGCTTTTCGAGCCAGTCGCGGCGACATGATCATTATACAAAATCCAGAATGCTGTCACATGGGCGATGTGTTACAATACACCAAAGAAACATTGACCGACAACAACTACTTGACTTTTCATTGCTATGCAGCCACTAAAGCTGAAACTCGTGTGATGCAGTCTGGTCAACCACTGCCCATGTTTACTGATAAAAAGTCTCGTTGGTACAATCACATTGTTGAAAGACCATATGCTTATCACTTTACCACAGCAATTACCAGAAACAATCTGGTCAAGCTGAACGGGTTTGACGAAAGATTTGCTCAAGGGCAAGACATGGATGATGTTGAATTAATCTATCGTATTAGAGCCATGAAATTGGAATTAAAGTTTGTTGAAGATCCGTGGGTAGTTCATCAGTATCATAGAAAAACCTATGACAATCCACACAATCCACCAGTGACTGTGAACAACCGAGAACTATGGTTAGAGGTCAAAGAAAATTTACAAGTTCGAGCTGTTAACAACGGAAATAATATATGTGGCATCTAACTAAAATTCCTAAAATAGCACATTTCTATTGGGGTGGAGATAAACTGTCGTACCTTAGATTTTTATCAATTAAAACTTTTCGTGATCAAAATCCAGACTGGAACATACTAGTTCATGTTCCTGAGATTTTAAGTACAGCAACACCTGCATGGAAATCGTTTCATCAAAAAAATGTCAAAATTGAACAGGATTATTTTGATAAGGTATCCAAAATTAATAATGTAAAAATTGTAACTCATGACTTTGCCAAATACAATTTTGACAATCAGGCACACGAAGTTCACAAGAGTGATTTTTTGCGTTGGAAACTGTTAAACAACTATGGCGGTCTTTGGTCTGATATAGACATACTCTACACCAAACCCATGCAGTCTTTATCTGAAAATTGTCAAGAAAACAAACAGGTTGACACGGTATTATGTCCATTGTCGGGTAGTAGAAAACACACTGTGGGATTTTTGTTATCATCGCAAGGCAATAACTTTTTTCAATACATTGGAGAGCAAGCAAGAAAAGAATACAATCCTGAGGTATATCAATGCATGGGCAGTGATTTAATCAACAGTGAATTTAAAACATTTGAAAGTTTACAAACTCAATTTCCCAACAATACTTTTATATTCCTTAATAAAAATTGTGTGTATTCTATAACCAGTGCTGAGATTGAATTGTTTTATCAAGAAGTTGACCGCGATGTACAAAAGAAATTGAATAGCAAACGCACCATCGGATTTCATTGGTTTGCCGGACATCCTCAATCACAAGAGTTTGAAAATATTCTAACACAGGTCAACGTTGACAAATACAACAATTTACCAGCATACATAATCAAAGGGGCACAAGTTGAAACACACAGTTAAAGGCAAAAGAGCATTTTCAAATGATCTGTTGGTGGCATATCTAGTAGAATCAGTTAGACCCACCAGCACCTTGCTTGATTTAGGGTGCGGGCCAAAACTGTATTCCGATCCATTGAAAGCACAGTGTAGTCGTGTATTGACAGTTGATGCATGGGGGTGGGTAGAACCGGACATTGTGGCCGACTTGGAAACAACTCCACTTAAGGACATTACTCCGGATCGTTGGGATTATGTGCTCATGTTGGATTTTATAGAACACCTGTCCAAAGAAGCCGGATTAAGTCTGATCGAGCAGGTCAAACAAGTAACCAATCAACGAATATTCTTGCTCACTCCCATGGAAGAAATTTGGACAGAGAATCACGAAAATGTAGACAACCCTGAACTATGGTGTCACGGTAACAAATATGACCTGCACAAGAGCTTGTGGGTTCCTGAAGATTTTACAGGATTTACTCGAGTCAGTATCAAAGGATTTGACAACTACTACATAGGATACTATGAAGCGTAAGATATTGACCATACTGGGAACTAGACCTGAAATTATTCGACTGTCGAGGATTATACCCAAGTTAGATCAAGTCAGCGACCACAGAGTACTGCATACTGGACAAAACTATGACGCCACTCTCAATAATATCTTTTTTGAGCAGTTGGGGTTGCGTCAACCAGATTGTGTGTTAGAAAGTCGTGGTACAATTGGCCAGCAACTGGCCGCTATCATGGTCGGAGTAGAACAGTACATTGTAGACTTTCAACCAGACGCTGTGTTGGTACTAGGTGATACTAATTCTGGGTTGAGTGCCATTGTTTGCGAACGCATGGGCATACCTGTTTTTCACATGGAAGCCGGCAACCGTTGTTATGACATGTCAGTGCCAGAAGAAAAAAATCGCAGATTAATAGACAGTATCAGCACCATTAACTTGCCTTATACTGAACTTAGTAGACAAAATCTTTTGCGCGAAGGCGCACAAAACAATCGTGTGTTTGTCACTGGTAATCCCATCAAAGAAGTACTAGATTACTATTGCAAACCAATTGATCACAGTGATATTTTAAAACAATTAAAATTGAAATCTGGCAAGTATATCATAGCCACAGCACATCGAGCAGAGAATGTAGACAACCCTGAACGCTTGGCTAATATTTTTAGTGCCATGGAAACTGTTGCTCAAGAATATCCTATAGTGTTTAGTTGTCATCCACGAACACGACAACGATTGCGTGAGTTAGATATAAAAATAAGTAACCGTATACAATTAACAGACCCCATGGGTTTCTTTGACTTTGTGTGTTTGGAAAAAAATAGTTATATGGCTATCAGTGATTCAGGCACTGTGCAAGAAGAGATGTGCTTGTTTTACAAGCCTACTATAACTATACGTGCAACTACCGAACGCCCAGAAACTGTTTGGTGTGGATCAAACATTGTGACTGGATTAGAAGTCGACAATATTGTTGCTGGATATCGAGCTATGAAACAGATTGATCGATCATGGCATGTACCAGTGGAATATGCCAGAACCAATGTCAGTGATACGGTAGTAAATATTTTATTAGGAAATCATGTTTAACGGAAAAAGAATATTTGTATCAGGCGCCACAGGAAGTTGGGGACAAACTCTAATACGCATGTTGTTAGCCAACTACAATCCTGCAGAGATTATATGTTTTAGTCGCGGAGAACTACAACAGGTGTTGATGCAACGCAAGTTTCATGACTCAAGATTGAAATTTGTTATCGGGGATGTTCGCGATTACGAGTCAGTAAAATTTGCCATGCGTGATGTGGACGTGGTGTTTCATTTAGCAGCTCTCAAGCATGTGCCTATATGCGAGGATCATCCGCAAGAAGCAATCAAAACAAATATCACTGGTACTACTAACATTGTCAATGCTGCAATTGAGAATAACGTAGACAAAGTAATAGATGTAAGTACAGACAAAGCAGTTGAGCCACTTAACTTATACGGCATGACCAAAGCGGTAGGCGAGAAGTTGGTAATACAAGGCAACGACCTTAGTCAGCATACTCGATTTGTTTGTATCCGCGGCGGCAATGTCATGGGTTCAAATGGGTCAGTTATACCTTACTTTGTTGAACAGATCAAAGCTGGCGGTCCAATTACTATCACTGATCTCAACATGACAAGATTCTTTCTGACCTTGGAAGAAGCTATTACTTTGTTGTTTAAAGCTGCAGAAAATTCAATTGGTGGAGAAACCTTTGTAATGAACATGCCGGCATGTTACATACGAGATATAGCTGAGGTATTGATGGAACAGTATGGTCGGGTTGATATCAAAGAAATTGGTAGCAAGCCTGGAGAAAAGTTAGACGAAATGTTGATCAGCAAGCATGACGCAGGACTTAGTTATTACTACGACAAAAACTATTTTGTAACATTGCCTGTGAAATGTACTCCGGAACTTGAGGCAAAGTATTCACATTTACCAAAATTTGATCAAGAAGAATTTTCATCTCGCACTTTTATTATGAACAAAGAACAAATCAAACAAATGTTAATCAAAGGTGGGTTTATATGCGAGTAACTGTTGTTGGTAGTCGTGGTATGGCCGGACATGTAATTGTAAAATATCTCAAACAACAAGGGCACACAGTTACCGCGGTAGATAGATCTGTATTTGACATAGAGCATGACAATGCTGATCAGTTCTTTGAAACTTTAGATGCTGACTTTGTGGTCAACGCTGTTGGACTGTTGGTAAAGGACTGTATTGATCGTCCCGACCGTGCTATTGTTATCAATTCCTGGTGGCCACAGTATTGCTCCCACAAGTTAAAAAATACCGACACAAGACTGATTCACTTATCAACTGATTGTGTGTTTGACGGAAAACGTGGTAATTATATCGAAGCCGACAGGCACACTGAAATCAACGCATATGGTCGCAGTAAAAGTTTTGGAGAGATCAATAATACCAAAGACATCACTTTCAGAATGAGTATTATTGGACCCGAACTAAAAAATGGTACTGGATTGCTTAACTGGGTGCTGACCAATAAAGAATCAGAATTACCTGGATGGGACAATGCCTGGTGGAATGGTATTACTACATTGCAGTTGGCCAGATGTATTGATCAATATATCAAAGATCCTGTAATCTCTGGAGTATATCATTTGGTCAATAATGATGTTCAAATCAACAAGTATGATTTACTGTGCAAGATCAATCAAGTGTATGAGCTAGACAAAAAGATTGTGCGTACCCAAGGACCTAAAACTGTAAATAAAATACTGGTTGATACACGCAGAGAACTTGACTTTGCTATTCCTGACTACGATACTCAACTACAACAGTTAAAAGACTTTACTTGACGTAGTTGCGCATGTGACTCCAGCAACGCCCAGATCGTAGATCTTCAAAACTCCAATGGCATTGTGCCAGTTTACGAATCCATAATTCTCTGTCAGGTAAGTTGGGATTTTCTAACAAACCAAAATCAGTGTTGGCAATCTCTCCGCCTTGACTGTAGTTAGGATCATCTGTGATAAATGCAGGAATCCCTTCTATGGGTGCCACAGCACTTGGGGTTGAGTTATGACACACCAATGCCCAGCAGTTTTTTAAGTCATGTAGTATATGTCTATCTTGAGAACTTACTGTGACGCCAAATTTATCCAATGTAGATTTGTAATTTGGGTAGGCTTTCCAGTCTCCCGGATGCCAACGCAACACAATGGGTCTATCTGTGTTTTCTCTAACTTGTTTAAGAGTTCGTTTTAACCACGACATTAAATCAACTCCACGCATTGACCACCCCAGTGGTCTTTGTAGTGTGATAAGAATATGATTACCTTGTGTGCGCCACGGTTTTAAATCCATGCTATAATCACGTTTAATATTGTTCCAGTTTTCGTCTCCTGGATTATCGTTGCAATATATTCCAGTGGCAGGAAAAACACCATTAAAACTGTAGCGTAAGTATTTGTGAGGATTGAGTTTATCTTTGTAGATAAACACGTTGCTATCGATACTAAGCCAGTATTTGCCTAGTTGTGCTTGTGTGTCCATAACCATCTTGCGTACTTTGTAGTGTGGCAGTGTTACTTTGCTAGGATTGGCATCAAATGCATTACCAATAATAGCACCCACATCACATGGCTCATATGTCTGACTTCTTGTAGTTGATGCCTGATCACCGCAACAAGCAGCGCCTTCGGCAAAAAATGTCAATGCATCAATTTTTTCTTGTCCATTGATTTTAACTGGCAAACTGCTCAAATAACTTTTAACTATCAATGGTTGTGCGTTGTTCATTTTCCAATACCATTCTCCAGGCTGTGCCTGTTAATATTTCATCTAGACTAAATTGACTGTAGGCTATGGAACATAACCATTTGTAAATCTTTTCCTCGTCGGGCATGACAGGATTTTCAATTTGTGTAAGATCGTTGCTACACACAGGATCTGCCGCGGTGGGAGCTAACCCAAAGGCTGGTATACCGTGTTGTATTGCTTCCACGGTGGCAATACTGTTGTAAGTGACCAATGCGTAGATATCATCATCCAATGCGTTGTAGATAGTGTCGTTGGTCCTCTCACCTCTGCTGGCTTTTGCTCTCCAGACAATTTCTCTGTCGCTGTGTTTTTTAATTGTTTTTTCAACCTTTTGAATCCATTTTTCTCGATCGTGACCGTAGTATTGAAATGGTTTTTCTGTTGGGAGAACTACCAATATTTTACTGCCAGTGCGTTTCCACCCACGGTATTCTAAATTGGGATTGAATCGAACTAGCTCGCGCCAGCGGTCATCGGGAACATCCATGATGGTAGAATGTTGCATGGCATTTTTAACAATGCGGTGATATATTTTTCTGCCTGTGAGGTTATTGTCGCAACGATAATTTCCTAGATAACCTGTTTCAATAAAATAGTAGTCCTCGCCTCGGCTACGATGTTGATTGGCAATTTTTCCACTTGATATCCCTCGCAACAACACTGGGCCTGTTATATTTTCAAACTCTGTTCGATATCGAGATTTTTCTAAGAATTTACTTTCTGGGTATGCAGCCATGATCATGGCAGGATAATCTGTATACTTAAGACACCGATCAAACTCTTCAGATCTCTCTATCACATAATTAATAAACTCTTGATTTAAACTGTCTCCGCCATTGCGTTTGAGATAATAACGCAATTCTTTAGTGATATATTCTTCGGGTATTGGGATTATAGCAAACTCATGCTCAATGCGTTTTAGTATTTTTATTTCATTGTGCAATCTCAATAGATCAGATACACTGTGTTTCAGTGACGATTCGATTGTAAGATGTTGCTGAGTGTATTTTTCTGATGGGTGTCGATCAACTAATGCTGTGGGTAAAATTATTTTATTTTCGTTGTCTGTTGAAATCATTTAATATTTCTCTGTAAACAGTAATCGGCCAACATGTGTTCGCGATGCCACTCGTCCCCTTGTGGAGTGGTGGCAAATTCATGAAAACAGGGTGTTCCTAATGTATAGTGCAATAATTTAGCATCTGGATTGGCACCATATTCGTCGGGTAACCAATTCCATTCCCGTGGTAACTCGCCGATACGACTGTCTTCAATCCAGGTAAATCTGTGTAATTGTGCTCCGGTGGATCGTTGAATAAATTCTGGAGTTAGTTTTTTGTTAGCATGGTTAGCACAGTTCCAAAGAATAACACTGCTCCAATTTTTTCTTGGATAATCTTCATTCTTTGCTCCAAGATATTTTTCTGTCATTCGAGTTTTGTAATCATGTTTGACAACTTGCACGTCATAGTAACCACTGCGTTGTTCCCAAAGCTCCACAATATCTCCACGCACAATCATGTCACCGTCCATGAAGATAGCATGTCCTGTGTAGCCCATTAGGTGTGGCACAAGAAATCTACTATAGATAAATTGATTACTACCGTCAGTGTGAGTTTCAGTATAATCACTAAACAAGTTCAATGCCAATGGCACAATAGCAACAGGTTGACTGGCCTGTCTAATAATACTATTAGCACAGGTATGATAGGCCACAGCCTCTCTGGGGTCATATCCTATAAAAATTGGTATTGGTTTCATGGTCGTCTCTCGATGTCTTCCTCAATACATTGATTACCAAACTGCACTTCTACCAACTTACATGGAACATCAAATGGGTTAGTTAATTGATGCCATTCGGCAACATGAATTATGTGTCCTTGGTGAACGGAAAGAGTTTTTGAAGGCAATTGATACCCTCCATCTAACTGACTTTTAAGTACACACTGGCCCTCTGATATAATCCAATATTCTGCACGTTTCCAGTGACGTTGCATACTTAAACTTGCTCCGGGATTCACAGTGAGTTCTTTTACTTTCATTCCTGAAACTTCGTGTAACACACGATAATATCCCCAGGATCTTTCGGTTTTGGGTGCTTTCCATTCTTGTAAAATCCAGGAACTTGAGTTGGCTTTGTTAAATCCGCCAACACCGAACACAAACTTGGTCTTGGCATCAGCAACATCCATTTCTGGAATGTTATCGTTGGTTCTATCACCACCGTTGGCAAAGATAATTTGATCTGTTGGATAACTCTGACGCACCATTTGAATAGCTTTCTTGGCACTGCCATCGTCATCAGGAAAGTCTATTACGTAGTCTACCATTTTGAGATTGCGAACAATGTTGACACGTTCCGACAGCGGCATAAATGGCGCACCTTTTTTACGGGTCAACCAGTCGTCAGAGTTTACACCTACTATCAAAATATCGCCTAGCTTTTTGGCTTCAGAGAAATAGGCAATGTGTCCGCTGTGCAGTGGATCAAATCCACCAGTTACTAATACAATTTGCTTCATAACGATATTTATCTAGGTATATAATGCCGCTAAATAACCACTGTGGCCAACTCACCTTTTACCAAAGAACAAAAACGCGAGCTCAAAGCCGAGGCACTTCTGCAAATGTCCGGACAACCAGTGGACTGTGCCTGTTTAATTCACAGCGATGGATATAGCTGGCACTATGTAGATGTGTTGTATAACATGCTGACAAGAAATTTATCACGTCCGGTGAATTTACATGTGTACACAGAAGAATCTAGAACAGTGCCAGCACCATATATCAAACATTCTTTGATTGACTGGGGGATCCAAGGTCCTAAAAAATCCTGGTGGTATAAAATGCAATTGTTCAACAAGCAGTATCATCGAGGTCCGTTGTTGTATTTTGACCTAGACACTGTGATTGTAAAAAATATTGATTGGTTGCCACAATTAAATCAACGGCATTTCTGGGCCATAAAAGATTTCAAACATTTATGGCGTCCGACACACCAAGGTATAAACTCCAGTGTAATGTTTTGGGACACTGAACAATTTGATTGGATCTGGCAGGAGTTTACGCAAAATACCATAGAGCAAAATATACGCAGATACCCTGGAGATCAAGATTATCTTTCAGCAATAATACCTCAGCAACAACGTAGATATTTTGCAGAAGATTGGGTGCAAAGCTGGCGCTGGCAGTGCTTGGATGGAGGATATGATTTTAAACGCAGAGTTTGGCATGTACCCAATGCTGGAACCCAGTTTGGCAACAACACATCTATACTGGTTTTTCATGGAAAGCCTAAACCAGCAGAAGTTACTGATATAGTTGTAAAACAACATTGGAAATGATAAATAAAAGCAGGAGAATATCATTATGGCAACAAAACAAATGAACATATCGTTTCAAGTAAAAAACAATTTCAACAGCACTAACGCGGTAGAAATTACACTTGGAAATGCAACAATTTACACCGGAACATTGCCAGAAACTGGCCCAATTATTACCGGCGGAGGTTCTTACACTACAACAAACATAACAGTTGACATTGATGTTCCAGTAGCAACCCTGAACACACAAAATAGTACCATACCATTTTCTATGTCAGTCACTGGTGGCGAAGTGCAAATTGAAGATATTACAACAAATTACAATTATGCAACGATCAATACCGGCACAGAAGAGAATCCAGTTTGGGTTACAACCGCAGGTACTGCTGACAATTTTAAAGTAACTAACATCGAAACGCAACCTTTATGGAACGGAGTTGCTTTGATTGAACGCTACAACATTGAATACAACAAGGGTCCAATCATGATCAGTGGACCCGGGGAAGTACAAATAAATGCCAACGAAACTGTGGAATTTGATGTGCTGGTTCCAAATTTCAACGACACCGTGCCATTGGCATCATAATACTATAAAATAACACACCACAAACCCTTGTTTTTACAAGGGTTTTTTTATGGTTGACCAAAAACATCTAAATTTGCTATAATATTGTTATAAATTAAATTTTGGAGCTAACAATGGCACGTGAATTTAGGGATTTTTCAGTGGAAGAATTGCAAGGCTACTACAGTGATTTTCACAAGGACTTGAATGGATTTCGTCCACGTGGCGCCAGTGTAGAACAATGGGACAGTAAAGAATTTCTTGTGACCCAGATTAACCTACTACATGATCAAATGGATCAGCTCAAACAAACCTTTGAAGGTCGTGAGCAGTTGCGTGAACAGGGTTGGATCATTGAAGAACCCGATGCAGAATTAGCCCAACACGCTTGTTGGTTGGCCCAGGAACGCGAGCGTGAGCAAGCAGAAATCATGGCAGAATTAGATGCGACGTATTACGGTGTTGCGTAAAAGCAACAAAAGAACATATAAAAAACGCTTGAAAATCAAGCACTTACGTGGTTATAAATTACGCCGTGATCTGTGGATAACTCTGGTTGACCAGAAACGGCATCCACGTTACAATACTAGTATATTAACTAAAGTAGGAGCTAAACAGATGACAACAGTCACAATCAAAAACGGTAGTTACAGAAACAAGCCCGTGGCCAATGTAAGTTTTGCATTGGTCAAAGGTTTCCAAACTGGCGCAAAGGGCAACTTTGTCACAGTAAAATCAGATGGCTATTTTGGGCCAGAGTTTGACGAGGTGCGTATTAAAGTAGATAGTATTGAAGACATTGAATTTGTTGCCGGCACACCAATCATGGCCACAGATTCTGCACCGGAACCTCATGTGGAAGTTGCACATGAAACTGACGAACAGGCCATTGAGCGTATTCGTAATCGTTTTCAGATCTTGGATGAAATGACCAAAGCAGCAACCACAGGTGATATCCGTGCCATGATTGTGTCGGGACCTCCGGGTGTGGGCAAGAGCTACGGTGTAGAAAAGATTGTAGAACAGGCCTGCTTGTTTGACAAATTGTCAGGCAAGCGTTTGAGAGCAGAAGTCGTCAAAGGCTCAGCCACTCCAATCGGCTTGTATCAAACCCTGTACAAGTATTCAGACAAGAACTGTATGTTGGTGTTTGATGACTGTGACTCAATTTTGGTGGATGATGTGGCTCTCAACTTGCTCAAGGGCGCCCTGGACTCTGGTTCAAAGCGTAAGATTTCATGGTTGTCGGAATCAAGTTCGTTGCGTCGCGAGGGCATTCCTGACAGTTTCAACTTCAACGGTAGTATCATCTTTATTACAAACTTGAAGTTTGACAAAATGAAGAGCCAAAAGCTCAAGGATCACTTGGACGCATTACAGAGTCGCTGTCACTATTTGGACTTGACCTTGGATACCATGCGTGACAAGATCTTGCGTATCAAACAAATTGCCGCAGATGGTGCATTGTTTGAAAACATGGATTTGGACAAAGAAGCAGAAACCGAAGTAATTGAGTTCATGGAAGAACACAAGAACTCGCTACGTGAAGTAAGTTTGCGTATGGCAATCAAGGTAGCACAGTTGCGTAAAAGCTTTGCTCTGCGTTGGAAGGACATGGCCAAGGTAACTTGTATGAAGGTCAGTGCCTAACATGGCTTGGTTGGGTGTTGTACTATTAATCATAGTAGGGCACCCAGGATGGGCCGTAATATTGGGCATAATGATTTTGTTAGCAGGGGATTGATAAACGGTTAGCTCCTGGGCAGTAGAGATATTGCCCAATTTACACCCGGTGCCCTTAAAACGGCGCCGGGTTTTTTGACTTTTGCATCTGCTAAGTATATAATATCCATATGTCCTTGTTTATTGATCTTGTTGGCAACGACAAGTTGACTCTTGAATTCCAGTTAATTGATTCGCCACTTGCCCAACTTTGGGTTGAGCGCATGCACAGTCGCGGCAATTATCCTTTGGATCATCCAGATAGATTTTATGGATTCCACAGCCACAAGAAAGAAATCAAGCGAGCAGAACATTATATTCAACAATGCATTACCACTATCAATACCTATCAGTTAATCATTGATCGACCATTTACTGATTATCAGGATCAAGATTGTTTGAATTATCTACACAATATTTTTGAACGATATCACGGACAACTGGATCAGCAGAGCACTGAATTTTGGAATCAAGCACCATACGAAGTTAGGCAGGCCCTGGCCAATCTCAATCTAGCAGTTCATAGATGTGAGTCAGTTGTTCGAGGGATTAGACCAAGATTTGTATGCACATGGTATGGCATGCCAAAGACTCTACACATTCCCCAGGAACACATGTTAAAATACGGAACCATGAGTACTTTTTTTGGCACTGTGTATCTTAACTATTGTGAGATAGGTAAAACATTAGAGGACCTTGCTCAGGATCGAGATACCTACATCAGTGACGACATGTTCAAACCTTATGATTTTTACAGTGCCGACTTTGTGGTTAAATTTTGGGACAATACATCAGAAGAAATACATACCAAATTACAACTCATGCAAGAATATTATAACACACATCAAGATTTTTTTAAAAGTCGCGGGTACGATAAATTCAGTGATCCGAGACTGTTGCCATTGCGTTTCCCGGTGGCTCAGTTGATAGAGACCATGCCCCGAGAACAATTATTAACAGAAATACAACAACGACAGCATATTAACCAAGTGTATATACAATGAGAACAGCAATAATTACCATTAAAGATGAAGTAAACATCAAGATAGAAGGGCTTGAGCTTGATGTACGCAAAGCCTTGGTAAACAAATTCAAATACGATGTTCCGTATGCTAGATATCTTCCAGCAGTGCGTTTGGGTCGCTGGGATGGCAAAGTCAGCTACTTTCAATTGGGCGGCAGCACCTATGTAAACTTGTTGCCAGAGATTATTCCCATCTTAGAAGAATACAACTACGATATCGAACTAGACGATCAGCGTGAGTATCGGACTGTGTTCGACTTTGAACCTGTGGCCGAAGATAGTTTTGCTCATGTGTTGTGGCCCAAAGGGCATCCAGCCGCTGGACAACCTATAATGATGCGCGACTATCAGTGTGCCATTGTCAACAACTTTTTAAAAAATCCACAATGCTTGCAAGAGATTGCCACAGGTGCAGGCAAAACAATCATGACAGCGGCACTGAGCCAGCGTTGTGAGCCCTATGGTCGTACTGTTGTGATTGTGCCCAACAAAAGTCTAGTGACACAAACAGAAGATGACTATCGCAACATGGGGCTGGATGTGGGTGTGTACTTTGGCGACAGGAAAGAGTGGGGTCGAACACATACAATTTGTACTTGGCAAAGTCTAAACGTGTTACTTAAGAATACCAAGTCAGGATCAGCTGCAGAAGATTGCACCATCACAGAGTTTTTAGAAGATGTAGTATGTGTCATGGTCGACGAAGTACACATGGCCAAAGCAGATGCATTGAAAACTTTGCTTACAGGTGTAATGAGTCGTATTCCCATACGCTGGGGGTTGACAGGCACTGTACCTAAAGAACAGTTTGAGTTTCAAAGTCTGCATGTCAGTATTGGTCCGGTAATTTCAAGATTGGCAGCCAGCGAACTACAGGAAATGGGACACTTGAGCAACTGTCATGTCAACATTGTGCAACTACAGGATCATGTGGAGTACAGCAACTATCAAAGTGAACTGAAATACTTGTTGGAAGAGAGTGGTCGTTTGGATGCGATGGCCAGTGTGATTGCTCGAGTAAATGAAACAGGCAATACTTTGGTGCTGGTAGATCGTGTGGCAGCCGGACAAGAGCTTGTAAAACGACTGGGCGACCGTGCAGTGTTTGTATCGGGTGCAACCAAGGCCAAAGATCGAAAGGAAGAATATGATGAAGTGGCTGATGTCAATGACAAAATCATTGTGGCAACATACGGAGTGGCTGCCGTTGGTATTAATATTCCTCGCATATTT